AAGTCAAACCCTCCGCCAATTATATCGTTTCCGCCGGATTCGAAGTTTTTTGGTGGTGTATTGTTTTTTCTTTGCTCAATTAATTCACTTTGCTGAGATGCTTCCATCTTTGAGCGATCATCTTTACGATCTTCTTTTTTGCTTTCACGCTGCTTGTATAGTTCAGTTTCCATGCCTTTGAGTTGCATGTTATAATCAAACTCCTGTGCCATTAAAGCTTTCTTCGCTTCAACCTCTGCTTCCAACTTTTGTAAATCCAGCTGCCCTTCTAATTGCTTTAGTTGCGCTTTTTGTTGCGTTATAGCCGCTTGCTTTTGTACTTCGGCTTGTGCTGCCACTTGTTGGGATTGAGCATTTGCTTGTGCTTGCGCTTGCATGTTTTGCTGTTGAATAGCTTGATCTCGCTCTTGTTTTTTCTTGCGCTTAATTTTTAATAGCTGATTAGCTAATTTTAAATTTTGTACTTGACGTATATCTATAGCGTCATCTAAGTCTATTAAACCTGCTGACAATGCTGTTTGTATGTTGTTTTCAAGCATTTGTTTTTCTTCTTCGTCTGGCATAAGTGTTAAGAATATACCAAAATCATACAAGTGTAAATTATTCATTTCAGACAAGGCAGCCACATTATGTGCTCCTATCTTTTGTATAAAAGCTTCTCTAGCTGGAGAATACTCTATAATATCAGACACTCTTAACGATAAACATTCAGCTAAATGAGCTGTTATATTTAAGCCACCCTCTAGTATATGCCTTGTAGCTGTGTTACTATTTGCTGCGGCTATTTTTTGTATACCCACTAAAGCCTTGCTGTCGGGCATACTGCCATCTCTTGCTTCGTTTAATCCGGTCACATCGCGGATCATTTGCAAATAATAGTTGTAGGTATTTATTAAAGCCCCCAGCTTATTACCGCCGCTGCCGCTTGTAATTTCTTGAATAGGTATTTTACCTGGGTTCATATCCCCATCTTGCGTAAATGATCTACCAATTACAGAACCTGTTTGGAAAAACATATTTAATGCTTCCTGCGGGTTATAATTTGTACCATTACCTAAATCAATTTCAGCCAAACCGTCTGCATCTAAATAAACGCCATCTGGCACCATTCGTGATAGCAATTGCTGCAATTTTAAATGTGTTAACTGAATCATGTCGGCAAAGCCGGTAATACGAGCAACTAATGATTCAATTTTACCTTTGTATATTCTAGGCGCATTAATGCTATAATTCAATAACACTTTTGAGCTATCGCTTTTTGGGCGCATCATATTTTTGGCAAGCTCCCATTGTAATAAATAATCAGTGCCTAATATTAAAACACCCTCGTATAATACCTCAATAGATCTTGACAGTTTGCCATACTGTTGCTCTAGTACTTCAACTGGTGGATCAAATGTATCGTCCCTTAATAAAACTTTAGACGCTCCCGTAGCGGTCTCTTTAATTTTATATACTTCGTTCATGTATGTTTTGTAATTAAAATACAATACTTGAACTGTATTAGAATCCGTTTCATTATAATTAGAAAGCGTTCTATCGTAAAACCCGTTATTTTGATAACCTTGTTCGGATATTCTTTTTAAGTCTTCATCTGTTAAATCGGGAAACTGTTTCTTAATCTCGTTAATAGGTACGTTTCTAACCTCACCACAATAATATATATCATCAAAATAAGGTGAATCCGTATATGACCAGACTAAATTAGCAGGATCAACATAATCAATTACAACACCTTCTGACTTACTAAATCTATTTTTAACAGCGCCAATACCTATAGTGGTTAAATCATATATTACTCGCTTTTTTGTTAAATCATAATTATTACCATTTAGTAATACATTTATGGCTTGCTCTTCCGCAATCTCTACCGCTTGCTTATAAGTTAGCTGCATATGCACGTCTAACTCTTCTTGTGTTTCTGGTAAAGTTTCAGGTTGGTTTTCGTATAAATTAACACCAAAGTTTTCTTTAGCAAACTCATTTAATTCTTTTGTTTGAATATCTCTGATTATGCTAGCTAAATATTCTGTACGTTTTGCAACGCCATATGGATCTTGCGAATATGCTTTTATATCAAAAGCTCTTTCTGAAATACCATTTACAACAATATCAACAAACTTAGGTATAATTGGTACAGGTTTCCAATCTATATTTAAATATGATAAATCACCGTTAATAGATAATTCATCTTTATATTTTTGTATTGATTGTTCTCCTCTAGAATATAATCTTAATTGATGAAATGTATTTTGATTACTTTTATATCTATTAGTACCAGAATCTGATTTGAACCATTCGTCTTGAATTGCCCTACCGACTCTTAAGCCATATTCAGGCGACATTTTTTCTTGGTCGCTAGCAACTTGGCTTGGAAAAAAACTATTTATAACTGACTCAGCCATACTTTATTTTATTATTTCCGATATTCCACCGGTGTTTTTGTATCTTGCAATACTTAAATTTAACTTTGGTTTCTCAACTCTTGGGTTAGGCCTATATAAGTGCCGATTGCATGCCATTATCGCTAACCCTGAACTAATAGCCGCATCAAATTTTGTTCTTTTGTTTATATCGAACTTAGCCCAATCGTTTAAAGTGCGGTTAAAGTACATTGTTCCGTACTCACCGTCTTCTTTAACACCAACGTGGCTTTGTATATATGTTTCGATAGCAGCGGCGTGCGCTTGCTTAATATCTTCAGAGGAGTTAGGTATACCGCCTATTTCTTTTTCTGCGACCGAAAGCTTGTTATATAACTTGTCTGGTCTATTCATAGAGTAACCCCTATAGCCTCTTCGCTTTAAGTAATAAAGCAATCGAGGTTTGTTATTTTCACAAAGCAATGGCATTCCGTAAAACACTAAAGCCATAAGCACATCTTCAAAAAACATTTCAGCTGTTTGAGGCCTGGCCACATATTCTAAAAAAAATGTGTTTGGCGGAGCATCTTCCATGCTAAAAGTCGTTAGCCCATGCAAGGATCCTTTAGAACCTTGTCCGTCTGTAGTCCCCGATATATCGTAGCTATCACACCCAAAAGCACCTATGTGCTCATTACTTGGGTGCTTTATACCATTTTTAATTACCTGTTTATTTTGTAATGCAACCTTAGGAACCCAAGAAACTTTAAATCTACCATGGGGGTTTGGGCTAAACATTACTTTAGAATCTTTAACGCCATGCTCCCAATTAAAGCTACCTGTTGTTATAACGCCTGAGCTTTTTAAATCTTCGTTATAATCTATTTGTTCGTATATTTTCACTAAGTTAAATATACTATTTTTAGTTTCATCACGAAACGCATGCTCCTCAGTACGCGGGAACTGCCTATAAAACTCATTTAAAGCATCCTGGTCGCCTTTTAATCCTTCAACCTCATTATCCCAGTGTTCAATGACCCCGACTTCGATAACGTCTCCGTGTGGGCCAATGCAATCTGCTGATGGGGTTTCGAATACAGGCATTCCATAAGAATCAATGAATCCCTCGTAATTCCATTCCATAGGTATGAACAAAGAATATAATCCTGACTTAGTTTGTCCATTGCGGTTTCTTTTTGTAACGTCTGAGTCATTATAAAGCTTTTTAAAGTTTTCTCCACCTTTGTCTAGTGCATTTGATGTTGATCCCATCATACACTTACCTATAACTCTACTACCTAATCTTAATGTAGTTTTTGTTACACGCCAGTTATTCAATATGTTATCTGGCTTTTCCCACTTACCGCTTTCATCGTGCACTAACAGTTTTAGTTTTTCACCATCATAACTGTTATCACCTGTATTTTTCCAGTCAATAGTTGTATCTAATCCTTCTAACAACTCTTGATCCTGTTTGTTTTGTATTGATTTCCTTGTAAGCCTTGAAGCTGGTATTCTATACGCTAGCTCTGTTTTCGGACGGTCCATACCGTCTTGTATTGGTTTAAAGAAAAATGGATAGTTTACAGATATCGGTACTACCTTGTCTGTAAACATTTTTTTAGCGTCAGAACCGGACTTTGATAATATTCCGAATCGCGCATCGCTTGATATTGTAGCCATGTTAACGGTCTCACCACTTGCCATGAATGAAAATCCTGAACGTCTATTTTTGAGGTAACACATGCCGTAGCATCTCTGGTCTGCTTTGCAAGCTTCCCAAAAGATGAAGAATAATCTGTTGGCTTCCCTAAATTCTGGGTGCCCAACGTCAATTTTAGACCATTGCAAGTACATAAAGTGAGTGCCAGTAACGTAAGTACCCACACCCTTATTATTGAACCAATGGCCTTCTTCGCGGCGTCTGAATTGTTCATCTATATATGGTTCCCATTTTTCTTTAAAGTCGTCAGGATAATCGCGCCAATCAAAAACACTTTGTATTTGTTTTAATTCTTTTGGAAATTCCTCAACAACCCATTTGTCATTTGATTTATTTATTTTAGCTGGAGTTTTAGGTAATGCTATCTTTAAATTTTGTATCTGATATATGTCACCTATTTGGCCGGTTTTGCTTATAACAATAATATCATGCTCTTTGTTATAACCATAACTCCATTTTTTGCTTTTATTTAACCTAGATATTGTGGTTTGCTTTATGGGTGTTATTATGCTATATAAAGTTTGCTCGTACATTACTTAGATCGTCTTTCTGCAAACCCCGAAAAAGCTTTTTTCTTTTCTTCCTCTACAGGTTTATTTTCAAGTATAGCCTCTTCTTCTTGAATACGTGTTAATATTTCAAACGCATCGAATATAGCTAACTTTTTTGTTGCAGCCGCGTTCTTTAAACGATCAGCTGATATGTCATCATCTGAATCTACAATAGGTTCTTTAGCTACCTTAATTAATTCCTCAACTGCTCGCTGCCCAGCTTGGATTATACTCTTCTTCGTTTCCTTGATATTCATATTTGATTGTAATTAAATTTGTTGGAACACGATATAATTTTTCTTTATTTATAATAAATTCGTACTCTGCACCAGGTCTAAAACCCACAAGATCACCTTCTTTAACGCTTTTTAAACTGGGGTCTTTATATTTAAGCACCCCTATTAATGGTTTTTCAAAG